CAGCAGGTGGTAGCGGAAACGCGGATCGTGAAACCTTCCGGGCGAGCCGTCTGGAAGAAGATTCGGAAAGACAATCATTATCTCGACTGCGAAGCCTTGGCGGTTGTCGGGGCCGATATGCTGCGGGTCTGGAGATACCTTCCGGAGCAACCGAAACAAAAACCAAGGGCGAAACCGAAACAGCCGGCGCCGTCTGCCGATGGGTGGATGGGTAACGTGGAAGGGTGGTTATAAAATGGCATTCAGTATTACAGACCGTGACAATCTGAAGGCAGCTATTGCGACTGGCACAATGTCGGTTGCGATTGGTGAGCAGCGTGTGACGTATCAATCGACCAGTGAAATGATGAAAGCGTTGTCCTTGATTCAGAAGGAACTCGACGCCGCAAGCGCAGCCAGCCAGGGCGGGTCCGCACTGTACAGTGTTGTGGACTTTCGCGAATGAATATTTTGGACGACCTGATTGCTTGGTTTTCTCCCGGCATGGCAGCAAAGCGGGCGCAATATCGGCATGTACTTGCCGCCTACGAAGGTTCAAAACCGTCCCGATATCGAAAGGATAAACCGGACAATTCGAGTGGCGACGCGCTGACAAGTCTTGCAGGTAGCAAGTTGCGCGGCTATGCCCGTGTCCTGGATCAGAATCACGACATCGCCCGCGGGATCCTTACGACGCTGGTGAACAATGTGGTTGGTGCGGGCGGCATCAGCATCGAGCCGCAACCGCGGGATGAAGGCGGCGAGATCAATGCGGAACTCGCGGCGCAACTGATGGATTTGTGGCGGGACTGGGCGATCCGTCCCGAGGTCACGCATTGCCACGACTGGACCGAAGTTGAGCGATTGGTTTCCCGCGCGTGGTTGCGGGATGGCGAAGCCCTGGCACAGATGATTCCTGGCAGCATGCGCGCTTTAGATCATGGGACGATTGTCCCGTTTTCTTTGGAATTGTTGGAGGCCGATATGATTGCGGACCTCGATGACGAGTCCAAGGGTATCGCGCAGGGCGTTGAGCGAAACCAGTGGGGCCGACCGATTGCCTATCATTTATATCTGACGCATCCGGGCGACAATACTATCGGGAAAGGTTTGACGGTCAAGCGGGTGCGTTCCGACCGTATCCAGCACTTGAAGATGGTGGACCGATTCCGGCAGGCCCGTGGTGTATCCGTCTTTTCGTCAGTCCTTCAGCGACTCGAACACATCAAGGGCTATGAGGAATCGGAAATGGTCGCGGCCCGCGTTGCAGCAGCAATGACCGGGTTCATCAAACGCAACGATCTTGATTCCAGTTATACAGCGCCGGAAAGCGGCGAGGACGATCGGTCATTCAAGATGGTGCCGGGCATGGTCTACGATAAACTGCTACCGGGTGAGGATGTTGGCACGATTCAGAGTAATCGGCCATCTATGCTGCTCGAACCATTCAGGGATGCCATGCTGCGGGCAGTGGGATCCGGCACAGGTGCCAACTATTCGTCGATCAGTAAGAACTACAATGGCACTTATTCAGCGCAGCGGCAGGAGTTGGTCGAGGGCTGGCCGAATTACCGCGCACTAACTCGTTTGTTCGTTTCTCAATTCACACGTCCGGTCTGGCGCCAATTCGTGGCGACGGCAGCAGCGACGGGTGCGGTACAGCTTGGCGGAATGGATTTGTGGCAGGCGTGGGATGCGGATTTCCGAGGTCCGCCGATGCCTTGGATTGATCCGTTGAAAGAAGCGAGCGCAAACGAGAAACAGATCCGCGCAGTGTTGAAGTCGGCGCCGCAAGTCATTCGTGATCTCGGCGGCAATCCGAAAGACGTGCTGGATCAAGAGGCATTGTGGCGTGAGATGCTGCGCGAACGTGGCGTTACATCAGCGGCAGACCCGGCGCAGGATGACACCGGGGATATGGCGGATGATGAAAATATTAGAGCAACCGGATAGGTGCATTAGATGGCGAAGAAAAAGGGCGGCGCGACAGGTGACTGGTACACCTTCAAGCCGAGAGCAGCGGGATCGCAGAAATCCGAGATCCTGATTTATGGGGATATCGGGGAGTCATTGTGGACCGATGAATCGGTGACGGCAAAGGCATTTCGCCATGAGCTGGGGGAAATCCCCGGTCTGGATAATCTCAGTGTGCGGATCAATTCGCATGGCGGGTCGGTTTCCGATGGTGTAGCGATTTATAACGCGCTGCGTGACCATCCGGGCAATGTCACTGTAACTATCGACGCCGCGGCACACTCAATCGCGTCATTGATTGCGATGTCGGGTGACACGGTGCAGATGCACGACACGGCATTGATGATGATTCACCCGCCATGGGGTCTGGTATCAGGCAATGCGGAAGAGATCCGCAAAGCGGCGGATGTGTTGGACAAGCATGCCGAGGCGATGGCTGGAGCCTATTCGCGCAAGAGTGGGAAGAGCATTGAGGATGTACTGTCACTTTTGACAGGCGAGGACGATTATTGGTTTACCGCGGCAGAAGCGCGGGCAGAGGGTTTTGTTGATGAAGTAATCGAGGGTGCCGAACCAATGCAGATCGCTGCATCAGCTAGGTTTCCCATACCGGCGGCAGTCGTCGCCAAACTAAGCGGCGCTGAAGAGGGCCAGACAATGACTGATGAAAAAATGGCGACCGACACCGGCGCCAAGAAACAGGGCGGTGATGTTGTGAGTGCAGAGATCGAACAAGCAAAGGCCGAGGCTGTGTCTTTCGCTAAGGCGCAGGAGCATAAACGTCGCGGCGAGATTCGCGCAGCGTTCCAAGGTTTTGTCGGACGTCCGGAGATCCGCGACTTGATGGACATCTGTTTGGATGATGATGCGGTATCTATTGATGCCGCTCGCGTCAAACTGCTGGCCAAGCTGGGCGAAGGTGTCGAGCCGCTGGGTGGTGACCCACGTATCGAAATGGTTGCGGATGTTCGAGACAAGTACAAGGAAGGCGCTAGGGATGCGCTGACTCTGCGGGCTGGTCTGAAGCAGGACAAGCCGGTGGACCGCAAGGGAAACGAATTCACTTCTATGACTCTGCTGGAGATGGCGCGGGTGGATCTCCGCAACCAGGGTGTAGACGTGGGCGGAATGAGTCGGGCGCAGGTGGTCGGTGAGGTATTCGCCGCACACAGTACGAGCGATTTCCCGTATCTGCTCGCCAATACCGCCAACAAGGCGTTGCAGGCAGCTTATAGCGAATTCGCTGCATCCTGGCGGGCCTGGTGTCAGATCGGGTCGGTGCCGGACTTCAAGACGAATGATCGTATCCGTTTGGGTTCGTTCAACTCGCTATCGACCATCGCCGAGGGTGGTGAATACAGCTACGGCACAATCGGGGAAGAGCGCGAGCAGTTGACCGCAGCCACTAAGGGCAAGGCGATCCGTTTCACCCGTCAGGCGCTTATCAATGATGACCTGGGCGGGTTTACTCGTAGGGCAACAATGCTTGGCAATGCTGCCGCTCGCACGGTAACCAGCGATGTTTATTCGGTTATCAATACCAATGCCGCTATGTCGGACGGTACTGCGCTGTTTCATGCCGATCATAGCAACCTGGCCGGGACTGGCGCCGCTCCAACGGTGGCGACTGTAGGCGCTGGTCGTTCTGCCATGCGGTTGCAGACCGATACGAATAGCAACTACATCGATCTTGCACCATCGTATCTGTTAGCACCGGTAGCCCTGGAAGACACGGTGCGAACCCTAATGGCCGCGGAATTCGATCCGACTATCGCGACTCGCACCGGCAGGCCGAACGCTGTTCGCGGCATGGCCGAGGTGGTGGTGGATCCGCGTTTGGATGCGACTTCGACGACTGCATGGTATCTTGTCACGGCTCCCGGTGAGGCGCCGCTGATCGAGGTGGCTTTCCTTGATGGGCAACAGTCACCGTATACCGATGCACAGGAGTCCTGGTCATCGGATGCAATGGAATGGAAAGTCAGGCTGGACTACGGCGTGAAATCCATTGACTGGCGCGGCGGTTACAAGAACGCTGGCGCATAACCGGCAACAACGAGCATTAGCGGTGCCTGCGGGCACCGTTCTTTTATAAGAGGAACTGAAGATGGCGACGAATTATCAAGGCCCAGGCGACACTCTCAACTGGACAAATGGCACCGGGTCGGCTGTATCTAGCGGCGATACGGTTGCGGTGGCGAACCTGCTCGGCATTGCCGTGGTGGATATTGCAAACGGCGCAACGGGCGAAGTACAGGTCGGCGGAACTGCGACGGTGGTGAAAGTCTCGACGGCTGTGATTGCACAGGGCGAGATGGTCATGTGGGATACTTCTGAGGGCAATTTCGACGACAATGCTGCTTCGCCTGCAACGGGTGACATCACAAACGCCGCAATCGCAATGGAAGCGGCCGGCAATGGTACGACCAGCGTGCGGGTTAAACTGAACGTCAGCCCTGGCACTGTCGCGTAGTAAGTCATGACTGTGGACTACGAGAACATGCTGGTCGGGCCGCTGTTCTCTGTGATGGCGCGGGACGTGGTGTACACACCGATTGATTGCGCGTCACAAGTAGTCAAGGCGATCACTCAGACCGGGGAAACGGAAGTCCCTGAAATATTCAGGAGGTATGAGGGATCTGTGAGGACGGTGCCTGGGTTGTCGGCGTATCTCAAGCTATCCGAAGTTCCCGAGGTCAAGCGTGG